ACGTCGGTCGTGAGGAAAGAGGCTGTTTCCTCATACTTGCATATCTTATTAAGCTTCAAGAATGCCTTATAGACCACGCACTGCGGGTCTGCATCGCCATCCGTAGTCGGATTAGGCTCAATAGTAATAGTCTGTGTCTTCAACACCTTATACTTACGTGACTGAAGACCACCAGTCGTGGAAATCGGATTAAACGTCCACGACTTAATCATGCTCTGATAAAAATCATTACGCTTAGGAGTAGCCTTAGTTACCTCGGTACCAGCTATCGCAAGATTATGATCGGGCACAAGATCGTCATCCTTAATCTGAACAATCTGTACCATATACTTCGTTGCTTTAGATGTAGCCCCCCAAAGATTCGCGCTAATAGACGCTGACTGAATCATGCTCCGCCCAAAGGGAGCAATCAAAACATCAGTCCCTGTTCCTGCAATAGCAGCAGGAGCCTTCGTAGGGGCTTTTTCAGGTTGGAAAAAAGGAACAGACGTAATACCGTCAGCATCAAAACCATTAATGCTACTAAAAAACATGTTACCAGTAGCAGTGGCTTGTCGCAACTGCAGAAACGGAATACCCTGCGCAACATTCGCAGGGCTACCAATAACATTATTAACAGCTGTCAAATCCATCATATACCATGGCAAATGACGAACACCTGCAGAAACAACACGATTCTGCATCCAATAGTTTCCATTGCCCGAAAACGCCTTGACACCATTCCACCGCAGTACCACAGACTCAAGCATAGACTTGGTCAGTGCGGCAGTCATGGCTCCGCGAGACATAGGCTTCGCGAGAGATAAAGTTGCCGACTTAAATCCCATCTGAGACCCCTGGGTCTTAGGTGCAGCAGCCTTACGTGCTGGTGCCCTCGAAGTACGGGCTTTCGCAGGTGCTGACTTAGCCCTGGACGGCGTTCTAGTCGACTTCACGAACATAGAACGACCCTTAGGTTTGGCCGGAGCTCGCTTCGCTGTACGACCACGTTGCTGAGGCATCTTGTATTACTCAAAGACCAGAGTAATTGGGCGCCGTATAATTTTCATAAAAACCTTAGGCTTCTTTTTGTACGGACCACGAGTCTTCGGACGTACGTATTGTCCCTTAGGCATCTTTACTCACTGTCATAAAGAAAATCTTCACCGCGGCAAAAGCAGTCGCACGGGCGCCAGCCGCAGTGTTCACATACGCTATTCATCTCCGGAGGGACAGGTGTCCACGTCGTCCGCGGTAATTGGCTCGAGATCGTAGTCTCGGTTGACTTTCCATAATTTCCACCGATCAGCACTGAGCATACGAGTATCAGGCATCCGATTAGAGAAAACCCAAACTTGTGGCGAATCAATCCACCATGATTTGTAACTGTATCGAGTGTCGACCAGCTTACCTTTTTTGATCTGCTCAATGGCCGTGTATATTCCATAGAGCTTGTTCTTATCCATAGCCCGAGGTAAATCTACGAACACGGGACTTGGGTCACGAATTTCAGTCGCCATACATATGTCGCAACATGCCTGAATTAGTTCCTTAGAGTCGTTCACCGGGGGAAGATCTATACCTTTCCCATACAACTCACAAATTGACGCTATTGTAGACTTACCCACGTTACCGTGTCGACAATAGACGTAATTAATCGTACGATCATCGAACTCAGTCGCTGAATCTAAAACGCGTTGCTGCCACGGGTACAGCTTATCTAGCAGCCCCCGATACTGGCGTGGGATGTACTTCTGAACGGTGTTCTTATCATCCCATGGACCTCGAGTCCGTGTGTCAGCCTTGGTGACATAACAGAAATCGGTCGTACGGTAGGCAGGGTTGCTTGTTGGCTCCAAGTAATTGGGCAATGGCATCTCGAGCTCAAGCTGTGCCCAGAGGGTCATCAGCTCTGGCTTACGTCGTTTCTTCTTCAAGCTGAACCTGCCTTGGTAATGGAGGTAACCTCCATCACCCCTTTCTTCCTGAAACACAAAATGCTTCGCTATCTCTCGCATTGCTTTTACGATCACCTCGTGATCGAGACCTTCGGCGTTAGACCGGAAATCCCATAGCGCTATTTGGGAACCCATCTTACCATACAGGAAGAAAATAAACCCGGATGATACACGAAGGGCACCGGCTGGGCCGTTGCTCCCCCGTGCTATCGGCACTTTCACTTTGGTTCAAGATGCCGAGAGCCCGGGGTCGCCGGCCAGGCGCCGTTGCCCTGTATAATGCCCGGGTTAACTTTAGGCACCATAAATATACTGCCAAAAGATGTTTGAGGCGCTGCGCTGGAATAACACTCAAACATCTTTTGATCCAAAGATATAAAGATTAAACCTTTGGATCATTTGGATCATTTGACTAACAGCAGCTTTGCTGCGTGCCAATGCCCAAAACACCGAAAAAACCTTTGGATCAGCTGGATCAACCGCTTCTTTTTCTCAAAGGACGTCGCCGGGGCAAGCCCCGCCGCCGTCCCGGTCGTTGCAAATTACCTCTTAAAGAAGGTGGCAACCCTAAGGTAAATTACACAGTTACTTAGGAATCGTGTGGCGAATTCGAACAGAAAGATCAAAAGATGGCGTCTGAACATTAGTATCTCCAGCATCGGCACCATAATTAGTAGCCCTAATAACGAGATAAATTCGCGACGTAGGATTAACCTGTGTCGTAATCTGCGCCGACGTATTAACAGAATAATCTGCCTGATCGTTAGTATCCACGTCGGTCGTGAGGAAAGAGGCTGTTTCCTCATACTTGCATATCTTATTAAGCTTCAAGAATGCCTTATAGACCACGCACTGCGGGTCTGCATCGCCATCCGTAGTCGGATTAGGCTCAA